TTCTAGTTCAAATATATGAAATGCACTGTTATCTTTCCCATCGCCGCGGGCGACATCCGCCACGATCATGTAAGGCTTCTCTGCTTCATGTCTTTTCCAAATCCAATAATTTCGATCAAAACCAGTTCTATATTCAGGTGCGCAAGTCTTTTCTAAATACCAGTGGATGTCGTCTGGATGAATAACCGTCTCGCCGGAAACATTGAAATTGCACTCAAGCTCTTGCGCAACTTGTCGCTTGGACATATTACGTGTCTCTTTTTTAAACCATTTTTCATCGCGGTCGGGGTGGACGTCCCACATAAGCGTTGTCATATGAAATGCATTTGTACCGGCTTCGGCCTCAACGCAGTTCTGGTGAAACCAGTTGCCGACACCATTGGGAGTAGACAGAGCAATACAACGGCCGCCGGTCGATAGAGTAGGATACAGAGCAGTCCAAAGATCGCCTAACTTTTCAACATGAGCAGCCTCGTCTACCACCAATAATGATAAAGCTTCCGAACGGCCGGCATCTCCAGAAGTAGAAGATCCCTTAATCTGGGATCCATTCTTAAGCTCAAAGGATGTACGATTATCGATTTCGATATCAGAAATCCTCATCCAGTCCGGGAGATTCTTGATGATCGCTTTAACTTTCTTAACAAGGTTGGTCGCCGTTTGTAACTTGGTAGCCACAACAAGAATGTTCTTGTCTCGGTGGAAAAGCATGAGCCACGCAATATAAGCTGCCGTAATCGTAGAAATACCGAGCTGGCGCGCTTTAAGAATAATATTAAAACGATAGTCATTAAAGTCTTTTAGCAGTTCTTGCTGATAGTCGTACGCTTTAAAAGGAATTAATCCTTTTTGTGGATGAGAAATCCGACAATAATTTATAGTAAAGTAAACCGGATCCTTTCCAGCCTTAACTATTTCTCTTACTACTTCTTGTTTAGTGAGGGCATTCCCCATGACATTTGTTACTTGCCTTTACGTGTATCATTTTTAGGTCGTGTATTTCCTACTTTGCCACCAGTATAGGTAGACTCGGAACGACCAAGAGAAAGCCAATCGCGAACGGCTTGATCTAGGCGCTCCCTTTTATCGCCAGCTTCCACAAGGTCAACTTCAGAAATGCCACCGATCCGATAGTCGCAATGGGCCTGAACATCTGTCCGATAGTTAGAGATGCGCTGTACCAGAATATGATGATCACCTTCCTTCGTCAGTGTGAGGGTATCGCCCGTGATCGCCTTGTACTCTTTCTTTAAGAACTTAACAATCTCGGCAAGATGCCTTTCAATTTCACCCTCAAAATTATTCTTTGCCACATCTTTAATGCGGGCATCAGCTTGATACTTAACTCTTAAAATGGGGCCATGGATTTGAACCATAAAGCCATCCATAACGCGTCGGTCATTAATGTAATGTCCGTCTTCTCTCTTAAGACCCGCAACGCGAGCACGGCCGTCAGGAGTAAGCGTTTCTTCGTGACTCCCGTCGTAGGCATTTGCCGCGGCTTGATTAATTCCTTTGATGATGTCGTATACAGTTGCCATATTATTCTTCCTTATTGGGTCTCCACCCTGTTCTCCACCGTTCTTCTCGCCCTTCAATGTATTGTATATAACATTCCCAGCAAGCGCTAAATTTGTTCATATACAAGTCATCACGCGGATGAAAAGAATAAGTAGAGCACACAGGACATGTCCTGTTATGATCTCTAGTAAGTAGTTTTTTGTTTATTAAAAATCCGTCTTGTTCTACTTTGTCCTGGGATTCGGCTAGTTTGGCAAACTTACGTTGCTCCGTTTGTGACTGAGCGATATACTCTTCCTCTTTCTCCTCGTCCCAAAAGCGCCTGGGGTTATCGATGGCTTCGGGTCCATACTTTTTCGCTATCGCTTGCTCCACCTTAGCAATATAGTCCTGTTTATCACTCACGAACAATCTCCGTTGATAATGCAAAGATCCCCAACGAAGTGAGTGTTCCAACTCCAAAGCCTAGGGCCACCAATAATGGTCCCTGTGCTGGCTTCTGTTTTAAAACCAACTCGGTTAGACGATCGTTCTCGGCTACTTTTAAAATCATCATTGATTCGTATTTGTCCTTTAAAGAACTGATCTCAATGTCTTTGTAGTCGAGTTGCAGTTGGTATCTCTCTTCCTGCATGTGGAGTTCATACCCAATGCGCAAGTCGCACTCCGAATCTTCAAACTTCTTTTCTGTTACGATTTTGGCTGCCGCGTCCAGAGACAACAACACACCATCAAAAGGAACTATATCTCCTGCTTCAATCGGCAAGACAACATAATCCGGGAAGGTTTCAATTTCTTCCGCTAGCGCGATGGCGGGCGCCATCATAAAAATCGCCAAATAAAGCGACAACATTTTCTTAAACATTATTCCATTCCAAAAACTTTTGCTAATTCTTTAGCCAACTTCTCAGGATCATTATAACCTTCATCCACAATTCTTTTAAGTTCTGCTTCTTTTTGTTTATCCAGAGTTTCGCCCCTCTTTTTAAATTCTTCTTCAAGTTCAGCGCGGCGCTTAAGGTGTTCTTCTAATCTTAAGTTTTTCTCAGTAATTTCTGTATTATGAATATGCGATAGAGTTTCCATCTCTTGATCGTGTTGGTTTCTTTTTGACTCCATCAAGTCCAGTACCCCTGCTAAAACTGCTCCATTTCGTGTGAGGGCACTGATAAGGCCGGCGCAAAGAAAGAGAAGGCCGAGGACAATCACCCACCAAAACTTCTTAGCCCAAAGCCACAACTTTTTTGAAATTGTTTTAAGTTTTAATAATGCCATTATTTATAACCCTTAAGTTTTGCGACAGCATCAATAATTGTCTGCCCCCCGATGTAAACCGTGGTAATGATTACCCAATCGCTGGAGGCCAGGTCGGCAAACAACAGTAGGCAAGTAGCTGTTGCCCATGCCATTAACTTGCGAGAAACCAGTTTGTCTAGCCCCTTATCTAATATATGTCTCATGCTTGACTCCTTAGTACTAATTAGCAGGGAGCAGTGAAGTATGTCTAAACAAGTTAAACTTAAATTTAAAAAAATGCTCAAAAAAGCCGAGTTTGCACAGGCCGACTTGGAGTACCACGAAGTGCTTCTCCCAGAAGCAAAGCAAGAGTTCTTTGCTAAGGCTCAAGAAGTTCTTGATAGTCTGCCTCCGGATATCCAAAAAAAAATTCATGAGGCTAGGGCTTTGAAAATGGACGAGCGCGCGGAGGCTCTTCGGAGGGCCGCGGAAGCGAATGAAGAAGAGGAACCTGAAGAAGAGGAAGGAGACGCGGTCAACGAGGTGTTACTATCCGAGGATGTCTCTGATGATAATAAACAGGGGCCTGAGATCGAAATAGAAGATATACCAGTTCCTAAGGAGGCTGAAATAAAAAAAATGTTCCGGCGGATCGCTTCGGTCACCCACCCTGACAAGTTAGGAAACGACATATCGAGCGCTCAGGAACGTAAATTAGATAAAATATTTAAAAGAGCCAAGGATGCATATACAAACGGAAACTGGTATGTTCTGTATTCCATTTCTCTCGACTTGGGGCTAGACGTTCCAGAGCCCACGAAAGAACATTCGGATTGGCTTGTGGAAGATATAAAACTTACCCAAGATAGGATATCCCACATCGGGTCCCTCCTAGTGTGGGTATGGTACACAGGAGACGAGGATGGTAAAAAGTTTGCGTTGGAAAATTACTTTGAGCAAGTCTATGACCACACTCTTACTGACTTACCTTAGCAAAACCACCTTTCTTATCAATAGTAATCTCTACGTCAACAATGTCCTTGAGCGAATCTACATGAGATATCAAGATCACAGTCTTAAAATACATCTTAATCAACTGAAGAATTCGAATGAAACCCTCCATATTATCGGCATCTAGGGCGGTACCTGGTTCATCAAGAATAAAGATGTTGCCCTTAGGAAGCGATGATACTGACAGGAGCGCCAAACGGATTGCCATAGCGGCGACTGTCTTCTCTGCGCCGGAGCCCATTTCAATGGGTCGAGGCTCATGGCTCGGGTGTTTTATAAGGATATCTAGCTTGCGGCCGTCCTCTTGAAAGAAGACATCAAAGTCAACAATATTGGATAAAACCTTGGCTACCTCGCTGTTGATAACAGGAAGTCGTTTCTTAATAATATCATAAGCGATTCCATTAGAATGGGTGCATCGCATAAACAAATCAAAGGCTGCGTACTCCTCGCGGATCTCATCTAGCTCTTCTTTTTTCTGTTTAAGGTCTTCAACCTTCTGCTCCATCGAGCCGAGTTGCCGGTGATGCAAGTTAATGGATTCTTCAACTTCGGAAATATCTGCTCTAACCCTTGTGGCGCTTCTTTCAACTTCGTCACGGGCACTAATGAGGCTTTCAATATTCTTAATTAGATCTTTCTTCTCTTCGTATAATCCGATCTTCTCCGTAGTACCGCGCAACGTATCTCGATAGGTCTTAATTTTTGCGTATAGCTTTTCAATAGACACCTTATTATCACGCTTTTCAATTTCAATATTATTCTTCTGAATAATGGTGTTGTTATAATTTTCAATAAGTTCAATCATCTCAGAAGAGTTAACAGAAACAACACGAGACTTATAGTCCTTGGCCTTCTCTATTCTTTCAACTATCTCCACTTCTAACGACGGGAGTTCTACTGAGGCTAGATGGGCGTCGCGTATGAACTGACATGTAGGAAATTTATCTCCGCAGGGAACCTCATCAAGCAAGTCCAGCTTCTTCGACATAGATTTATAATCGTTATCCATTAGGCGCGCTTCGTTAACAGCATCCTCATACTTTTGCTTAAACTCATCATAGGCTTCTTTCTCTGCTAACAAAACCTCAATGTCAATGGTGGTCAAAAAATCATCATACTTCTTCAAATTCTTGTCGTAGCCTGATATTTCCTGCTTAAGCTCCACAATATTGATACTTGTGGTTTCGATCTTCCTTTCTAACTCAGATTTGGTTTCTAGGAGGTTCTTAATATCCAGGCGCTCCGCGGGAATAGAGTCTATCTTCCCGGTAAGAACCGACCGCTCATGTTCTGCTTCAATCAATTGTCCTCTCAATTCATCGCACGCAGCAATTTCATTATTTAAATCCTTTTGTGCTTCGAGGTATTGAACTTCGGCTAATGCTATGTCACCATCGTAGTTAGTATCTCCACGACGTCGAATGACTCCTTTTAAGTCGGATCCGTCCTCGTGCGCTAGCTTAAACTTTTTCTCAAAGATGTCTAAATCTAAGAACTTAGCTAAGATTTCTTTCCGGCGAGTTGAACCCTCCTTAATGAATGACAGACTATCGAGTTGGCTGGACATCGACGTAAGCAGAAAATCTTCCACTGTGCCAAATCGTTTGCGAATATGGGCATCTGTTTCGTTGCGCGTCGTGCCGTTGAGGCTCGTTTCCTCTCCCATAACCGGGTCCAGACCGCTAAACTCCAGAAAAGTTCGGGCCTCGTTGGTGACTTCACCCTTCAGCTTCTTAACATATTTCTCTGATCTACGCTCAATGGTATAAGTCTTATCACCCACCTGAAGTTCAACCATGCCATGGCAATCCTTTTTGTTCTGGTTTATGATATTATAATTCTTACGCTCATTCTTGGACGTTGTGTTAAACATAGTGTAAAGCATGCCGTCGATGATACTAGACTTTCCGGAATAATTCTTGCCGAAGATGCCAACAATACCATTTAGATTTGTAAAGTCAACACTGTTGCCTTCTCCATAGTTGAACAAGTTGTCCCATTCAAACTTATTAATATTCCAATTAACATTGCGCGCTACCTCTTCTGTCTCTTCAATCTGTGAGTTATACTTCCGGTTGAGTTCAAATACTCTCTCAAGCATTTCCTCAGTGGGCTCATAATCTGTGAGGTACTCACGAATCAAATTCTCCTGGACTCCTTTGTCCCGAAGATTTTCTACCTTGAACCCTGCTCCGATTTCTACAGTGCCTCGTTCTCCGGCCGCACGATTAAGAAACGTGATACTCTCGGGCTCAAAGCGATGCTTGGCCACTTCCACAGCCTTGCGCATAACATCCAGCGGTAAATTGTTATTACTCACAAGACGTAGGCGGGCGCCGGCGGGAATCTTTGTTCCCCTCGGCATGCGCCCCTTTGGCGTGAGTTCGATTGTTACGAACGGTTTGGGGTTAAGCAAAACATGGTGACTCACGCGAAATGTGTCTTTGTCTTCAATTTCCCAAATCAAGAATCCCTTGTCGTTTGTCTC